AGGGTTTAACTCCAATAATATATTTGTTATAATCGACAGCAGTGTCTATTTCAAAGTCAATCCAGTCACTATAAGCAGCATACATGCCTGCAAGTATAATGACTTTAGAAGCTGGGCTAATTTGCTCCTTTAATTCTGATTTTAATTTATTTTTTCCAACGGTTGTATTAGGGTCGATCAATGGATCATGTGAGGGAACAGAGTAGTTTTTCCAGGTAAGTTTTCCTTCGTCTTGGGCTTCATTTAACCACTGAACGATTTTGTTGTAATGCTCAGAATATTTCCAAGCGTGGCTGATAAAAATATTGTATGTACTCATTTATCATCATTCCTTTCATTTTTTAGGAGGTCATTATGAAATCTAAAACATTTAAATTTCAAAAGAAACCTATTGTTGTTGAAGCATATCAAACAGATGTAGAAATAACCATTGATACATTGGAGGGTAGAATGATTGCCTCTCCTGGAGATTGGATTATTACCGGTGTTCACGGGGAAAAATATCCTTGCAAGCCGGATATCTTTGAGAAAACATATGAGCTAGTCAATTAGTGTTTTCTACTTTCTTTTCATTAGTATTTACAGTTTTCCATTTATTGTTTTCGGAAGATATGATGTTTTCTATGTTGCGGACAAATATATTCTCAATGTTTTCAGGTTCTATATTATATGGTGAAGACTTTGTTACAAATAAATGTTTCTGATACCTAAGTAATTCACATGTGGTTCGATATTCAATCCAGTTTTCATGCCATTTGTATAATTTTGTCAAGGATTCTATAATGGCAATTGCGGCGCCCAATGCGCCAACTATGAGTGCTATAAGAATACAATCTTTTGAGTAGGCAGAAAGTAAAGGGATTAATGCTGCTAAAACAATTTCTATGGTTTGTGTCAATTTGTATTTTCTTTGACATGATGCAGATTTTTGGTCATACCAATTGATTTGATTATCTACTCTGGATTTTATATATTCGTCTATTTCCATTTTGGCTCCTTTCACCGTCCTGCTTTGGTAGAGTGGGGCGGTTTTAAATTTGACAAAAATAAATATGTGACATATAATACACTTAACAAGAGAACCGAAAGCTAGATGAAGCCTAGCTGCCGGTAAAAAATGTTCTATAAAAATAGCGTCTTAGTTTACCAGGCTGAGGGCGCTATTTTTTTCTGCTTTTGATGTGTAAAACAAGAGTTATAACAGCGCAGAGCATAATCACGAAAGTGAATAAATCACTGTATGTAACCATTGGCACCAGCTCCCTTCTTAAGTATCCGGCAGCTGACATATCGCCCCTTCAGTTCCCTTGGTAGGTGTATTATATTGTCAAAGTACTTAATTAATGGAAAGGAAGTTCCTCATCAATGCCATCTGGAATATTCATAAAACCATCAGAATTATTTTTATATTCTTTATAATCCCAGACTTTTAAAATATTGGCATTGTAGAAAGTACTGCTTTCACCACATATAGGGCAGTATCTTGCGTTTGATGGAAGAACATCATAATTATCGCAGTTCTGGTTTGGACATTTATTAATAATGTAACTTCCACAAATTTGACAATAATTTCCGTCAATATTTGTATCTTCATTATGACAGACAGGACATTCTTTTAATTTTCCGTTTTCATAGGTATCTAATAAAGGATATTTCATATTATCTCCATCTCCCCATTCTAAAGTATTTTTGTTTCCACATATAGGGCAGTACTTCCCATATCTTTGAATTAAGCCTGCACCGCAGTTTTTGCATTTTCGTTTGTAGATGAAATTGTAATATAAATGAAAAATTCGTTTATCATACTCATCTTGTGCGCTAACATGAGATTTCCATTCTAAAAATTCATAATAACGACGTTTAGCTGCCGGTTCAGATATTTTACACATAACCTTAATATAATTTGCATTTCTTATTTGAAAACCAAGCAGAGCAGCATGCGGAACTAAGATAAGCGAAGCAAAATAATCAGCTTCTTCTTCGAGTTCATCATATTCGCTGTTTGATAATTCGTTTCGGAATATTCTCGTCTTTTCATGAGTAATGTGATGACCAAGCATTATGTGTCCTAATTCATGAGCAATATTCCAACGGTAGCGATTTGAGGTTGTAATGTTTCTATCTATATCGTTGTAATATATTATGAAAAAATTGGCTTTTGCATAATAATCGGTACATGCATCTTTAGTTCCAGTAAATTTGATCATACAATCATAAGATAAATTATTTTTTTTCATATGCTTACTATATGAAACTAAGCGAATATTTGTAAAGCTTCGAGCTATTGCTTTTATTTTTACTGGAATATTAGAATGTTTATAGTTTTGTAGAGTATAATAAACAGCTTCTTTTATTTCATTACGGCGTTTGAGCGGTATATTAGTCTGGGTCATCTAAACCATCATCCTCAAAGTATTCTGAAAAAGAACGTTCCAACATATCCATCATAAATTTTTTGTCTGCTTCTGGCATTTTTTGCCTAGCACGCTCGATACGTCTGACGTCGGGATCTGGTGAAGAAGTAATTGATTCGATTAGCTTGGTGGTTTTTAAGGTTCTACCTAATAAATAATCAATATCTACATTAAAATAGTCAGCGATTGTCTCTAATATTTCATAATCAGGTTCGCGTGAACCGCTTTCGTACATTCCAATAGTACTTCTAGATACTTTTAAAGCCTTAGCTAAATCATCTTGAGTTAATCCATTGGCTTTTCGTAAAGATTTTAATACGGATTGAAAGTTTCCCATTTGAAATCCTCCCTTCTGAAACAAGGATAACACGAAATGTGAAAAAAGTAAATAAAAATGTCACAAAATGTGTTGACACAATATGTGACATATGATAATATATAATTGTTCCAAGGGAGCAGATAAAACGAAAGG